TACCGTTGAAATTCTAGTATTTCATTGTCCTTCTTGACCACAAATCTGTGAGCCATTGTACTAACCTGTTATAATTTGCTTTGCAGGCGGAGTAACGATTCCAGTAGTGGCTTCAATATACTTGGCTCGCACATCTTCGCGAGTTTCTGCCGCCATGGCAATATTAACAGTATTTATATAGACATTTTTTTCAGGATTTGAGCTGAACAAGCTGGGCATCATTTGTAGCCCTTGAGGACCCAACACCATGCTGATGGGTTGAGTTACTTCAAAAACACCATCAGTATTTTTGAAGATTTTAGCGGTAATTTCTTCACCGCTGACAAGTTTAAAAGTGTAAATTTCACCGGGTGTTAAATGATTCATAAAGTTCCTAGGTTATCAGTAAGGCCCAGGCGAGTACGAATCTCGTCTGTGCTCAGCTTACTTAAACCTTGGAACCCACCTTCAACAAATAATTTACCTTGATGATAAATCTGTGGAACTGTGCGATGCCCTTGCTCCATGATAAACTCCCGGGCAGTGGCATCCTCGTCAATTTTTACTTCTTCAAATTGAATATCTTTGCGTTTTAACAATGCCTTGGCTTGATCACAAAAAGGGCAATGTTTTTTTGAATATACTGTCAACAACATTATAAACTCATTCCTGTAAATGTATTTGAATCAACGTCTTGCTTGGTGCCACCTATGACATAACTGGTGATTTCTGTTTCCTGTGGTGCCACTTGTACGTCGCCGCCGGCAATCCATTTCTGTGTCCAAGGCAGTGGGTTTGATCCACCACGGTACTTGTTGGGCAAGCCCAAGGCGGTCATGCGTTTGTGAGCAATCCACTCTACATAGTCGCAGAGTAATTGTTTGTTGAGACCGATCATGCTTCCGTCTTTGAACAAGTAGTCGGCCCAGGCTTCTTCTTGTGCCACAGCTGACTCAAACATGGCCACAACTTCAGCTTCAGTTTCTTGTTTGATTTTAGCAAAGTCAGGATCATCCTGCGGCAGTATCTTTAATAGACTTTGACTGAACCCAAGATGCACATTCTCATCACGAGCAATCAATTTGATAATCTTGGCATTGCCTTCCATCTTTTTAAGTTCAGCAAACGCCCATGAGCAGGCAAATGAAACATAGAAACGTATGCCTTCCAGCACGTTCACACTGTTAAGGCACACCCATAATTTCTTCTTGAGTTCATAGGCAGAGATTTCAAATTTCTTGCCGTTGCACTCATGCTGACCTTCTCCCAACAGTTGATACCATTGACTGTATTGTATCAGGTCGTCATAGTATTTGGAAATGTCGTTGCCACATTGGATGATGTCGTCCACGTCCAGCATCTCATCAAACACCCGGCCAGGATCTGAATACACATTACGAATGATGTGTGTGTATGAACGACTGTGAATGGTTTCTGAGAATGCCCAAGTTTCAATCCATGTTTCTAACTCTGGCAGTGTGACAATAGGAAGAAAGGCCAGATTAGGGCTACGACCTTGCACTGAATCCAACAGTATCTGACGCTTGAGATTGGCAGTGAAAATATGCTGTTCAAAAGGTGTAAGGTCTTTGAAGTCTTTGGCATCACGTAGTACATCTATTTCTTCTGGGCGCCAAAAGAATCCCAACTGCTTGTCTGTGAGTTTGTCAAACTGACGATACTTTAGTGTATCATATCTTTGCATGCCCAGGCCACCTTTGGGGTCAAGAAAGGCCAGGCTGGTGGTGTGGTCACGATTCTTTTGAAGATTAAGTACGCTCATTGTTTTCTCTTTTTATATTTTGCAACTGTCGCAGTCGGCATCGTCTGCGGTTAAACTGGTGTCTACTGATTCAATAATTGTTTCTTTGTTGTTCATACGGTCAACGTCAATCTCTCCTGATCCATCATAGGTATTAAAGTAGTAGAGTTGTTTGCCACCGTATTTGTAGAACATAATTATGTGCTTGAGCATTTCACTCATTGGTATCTTCTCATCATCAAAGAACTGTGGATTATAGGAGGTATTTACAGAGATACCTTGATCAATATACTTCTGGAGAATGGCCATGATTTTCAAATAACCTTCTGGTGATCGTTGATCCCACAAGAGTTCGTACTTGTTTTTGAGTCTACGATATTCAGGAACCACTTGTCGGAGTACGCCATCCTTGCTTTGCTTGATTGAAACATAACTGCGTGGAGGTTCTACTCCGTTGGTGGAGTTTGAAATTTGTGCAGATGTTTCCGCAGGCATCAGCGCCATCAAGGTAGAATTGCGAATACCATGCTGTTTTAACTGAGCACGTAGTCCAGCCCAGTCCACAGCATCCTGGTGAGGCACTAGTTCATCAACTTCATGTTTGTATGTGTCCACAGGAAGTATGCCATCGCCGTATTTGGTTTCATTGCTCTTGGGGCAAGCACCAAATTCACGTGCCAGGTCTGCTGATGCTTTGATCAAATAGTATGACCAGTGTTGCGCCCAACGATCAACCACAGGCAACGCCGCTGGATTTGAATAACTCAAATCGTTCTTGGCCAACCAGTAGGCAAAGTTAATAATGCCCACGCCCAATGGACGTCGTGCTTCTGTGGCCAGCTGTGCGGCAATGATGGGATAGTTTTGATAGCTCAACAACGCATCAAGACCACGCACAGACAAGGTGCAGGCTTTTTCCATGTCTTCTGGATCACGGAACACACCCCAGTTGATGGCACTCAATGTACAAAGAGCGATCTCACCTTTGTCATCATGCACGTCGGTCAAAGGCTTGGTTGGCAGAGTAATCTCACAGCAGAGGTTGCTCATTTTAACAGGAGCCAAGTCAGGTTTGAAACTACCATGAGTGTTGGCATGATCAACGTTTTGTAGATAAATGCGACCAGTGTCTTTGCGTTCTTGCATGAATGCAGTAAACAAATCTATGGCTTTGATTTTCTTCTTACGGAGTTTGGTATTTCGTTCGGCTGTTTCATACAGTTCACGGAAACGATCTACATCAGTGAAGAAAGCTTCATACATCTCGGGTACATCGTGGGGCGAGAACAGGGTTATGTCTCCGCCAGTCAACAATCGTTCATACATTACTTTGTTGAACTGGATACCATAGTCCATGTGACGCACACGATTGTCCTCGGTACCTTTGTTGTTCTTAAGAACTAGTAAATCTTCTACTTCATAGTGCCAGATAGGGTAGTAAAGAGTGGCTGCCCCATTGCGCACACCACCTTGGCTACACGAGCGGGTGGCTGCCTGAAACATTTTGTAAAAAGGAATAACGCCTGTGTGATACGCATCACCATTGCGAATGGGACTTCCCAAGGCACGGATACGACCAGCACCAATACCAATGCCAGCCTTTTGACTTACGTACTTGACAATTGAACTTGATGTGGCATTGATCGAGTCAAGGCTGTCATCGGTTTCAATCAACACACATGATGAGAACTGACGCATAGGAGTACGAACACCTGCCATCACAGGAGTAGGCAATGATACTTGATGCTGACTAATGGCATCGTAGTAGTCACGCACCCACATCATGCGACTGTCTTTGGGATAGTTTTGAAACAGTGTGGCAGCAATCAGCGCATAGGCCATCTGTGGAGTTTCAAAAATTTCTTTTGTGACACGATTTTGTACAAGATACTTGCCACGGAACTGTTCCATGGCCGCATAGGTCAACTGTTCATCACGATCATGACGTATGAATGAGTTGATGCGTTCCCACTCGTCTGTGTCATAGGCTTCTAGTAATTCTGCATCATAAAAACCAGCGGTGACATTTTTTTTGACTAGGTCAAGTATGTGCCATGGTTGGAATTGGCCATACACCTGCTTGCGTAGATGATAGCAAATCAACCGACCTGCTACATATTGATAGTTAGGAGTTTCTTCTGTGATAAGATCAGCCGCACTCTTGATTAAAGTTTCTTGAATGTCTGCTGTCTTGATTCCGTTGTAAAACTGTATGTGTGATTTTATTTCTACTTGACTTGCTGAAACCCCAGTTATTCCTTCTGTGGCCCAAAATACTACTTTGTGTAATTTTTCTAAATCCAGCGGCTCTTTGTTGCCGTCTCTTTTTGTAATTTGTATCTGTGTCATCGCTACCTCAGTTGATTTTCTTTGTTACCGCACGTGAATCTACGCTTCTTTTTATTGTTACTTGTTTGGATGTGATATTTAACAATTCGCCAGGGGCCCAATTCAGTATATATTTTCCCTCATTGACCAGGACTAAATTGTCGTCTGAATCGCCATTGTTGGCTATTGCCACAGCGGTTACGTCATCTCGACCAATCATGTGTAAAGTATACACTATTCCCAGAGCTTTTGCAAGATTACAGAAGTGATTATCGGCTAAAAGATCCCAGGGATCTGGCCAAGTTTCAAGATCATCCCAATGAAGATAGTGATTGACTACAGGAGCACGTTGCCACCAATCGTTGATGGTCAGCAGTGCTGTTTCTAAATCGTTGTTTTGGTTATCCTGCCGCAATTGATGCCACTGGGATAACCGGTCTTCATACCGGTCCGACCACACAGTTATCCTAGATAGCTAATTGAATACTTTAATGTGCCACCGCTGGCTCCACTGCCTGATGGTAACGTGTATTGTACTTCCACCTGGCCAGATTGTTGGACCACATCAAGAGTAAGGTAGGTAGGGTTGTTCTCACTGTAATCATCAGTATAAGTCAAGGTGCCCGAAGAGTCATCTCCATCGGCGGCAACAACCTGTAGAGTTCCATATCGAGTAGTTAAATTCAGTGCATCTCTAAACTTATATTGCATGGTAAACGCTTCGGCCTGTTCTAGCAACCAAGTTATGATAGTAATTGGAGTATTGGTAAGATCTAGTTCTACTAGTTTACCAACATCCTGTCCATAAGTTCCAAACTTATAACGTTCGCCTTTGTCCAGCGCAAATACTTTCTTGTTGTTGATTTCAATGCGGGGCTCAATGAGATTGAATGATTCATCTCGTTCAAACATATCTCCCAACGACACGTTGTTGTCACCGTTGATATCAATGATTGGTGTAGATGGTGTTTGATTTCCACCTTGGAAATCTGTGGCCACGTCCAAGAATATGTTATATCCAGTCATGTTGTTTTGAACTGCACCTATGATGATACCTTCGTGATAGATTGTATCAAACAAATTGTGCAACAAACGGAATCCCGAAGGACCACCATTTACAGGAGTTCCTGTACCTATTAGGGCGCCTTGCCATAGTGTATCAAATTTAGAATTCTGTACAGTGATGCCTTGTATTTGCTCATCAGCATCAAACGCATAGCTTGAGCCTGT